GATATTGCAAATCAACAAATAATTAAAGAAATGCCAGAAATACTTGAGAAGATGGGTTACTACAGAGGTTTAAATTTTGAAGATAGTATTACTGGATTTAGAGCAGGCCAACCTATAAGAAGATCGATTGGCGTTCAAATACCCGCAGAAATAAGCAGAGAAGGTACTGAATATGCACAAAGACAATATCAAAATGAATTTGTTGACCCTAAAGCACCTATTGCCGTAACACCATTAGAGTTGCCAGAAGTTGAAAATTTAAGCGCTCAAGGCGGCCAAGCTCCTATGAATAGAAGTCTATTAGGTGGCAATCCAGCTAACGAAGAAATATTTGACAGGCGTTACAACAATATAAACCAAGACTTACAAAGACTAGCTTAGTCATCAAAGAACTCAGGATCAATCGCCACAATACGTTTAGTTGGCCTACCTGTAGTTTTAGTCTTAACATCTTTCTCTTGGATTTCTCCAGAGTTTTTAAGTCTTTCTATAATCTCTTTGACTTCGTATGACTTCATACTTCTAAAGATTTCACGTCTATCTATATCACGTTTACTAATACCTATCTCACCTTGCGATCTAATAAAGCTAAGCACCTGTTTAATCTTGCCTTCTGTTTCTGAGCCAGCTACCTTGTCTTCACAATTATCTACAAGCAACTGGTCATAGTAGTAGACATAATCAATAGCCCACTTAGTCATATCGCTTTTAATAACTCTTGTCTTTGGATTGTCAGCTAATGCACAGATCAAAGCTAAACGCATAGCCTTTTCTCTAGTCCTTGATAGCAATACTTCTAAGCCATCTTTTTCTAGTAAGTCTTGTTCTTCTATAAGTTTGTATGCAAGCTTGGTTAATAACTCTTTACTCTCATCATCAAACACTAAGATACGTTGTTTAAAGTCCATCTCTGAGTTGTTCTTAGCAAGATCTTCCATTTCATTCTTAGTCTCACGTACCTTTCTAACCCATTCACATATCTTATGAGATGGTTCTGCAAATGGCACCATTCTGCCTACAACTCTAGGCAACTTAGACTCAACCACAATAAACCTATTTAAAAAGCCGTCTACAATTCTACCTGTAGATAAAGCGCCGTAAAAATTCTTAGGCACACTCATACCCATAAGTGTTATAGCTGGCTTGATGGTAGATCTATCCATAGCTTCTTCTTGTTGTTTGCTAGACATATTCATTAACGAGTAGTTATCAGGTCTGATAGTGCCATGACAACGGCCCCAAGACTCCATAAGAACCTGTAAGGCGTCTTCTTTGTTAGAGTTGGATGACTTGGCTATACTCTCTAATCTCTTACCAAACTCGTCCATTACAGTAATATGAGTTGGTCTATGACGTAGCAGACTATAAACAGCACCACTTGATGTATAACCATCTCCAGCCATAAGATCTACATGACCAGAAGCATTTAAGATAGCTTCAATAACAGTCTTGGTATTTTCTTTACCCTGACCTGATTTGGCGATGCACATAAAATATAAAGATGAGTAGTTGTTCATGTCTGATTTATACATACGACCTGCTGCAACTGATGCTAAACCTAAAGCTGACTGCAAACTAAGTGCTGGTTGAGCTATCTGCGCTATGCTTTCAGAGTATTCATAGATATCTTTAAGTATGCCTGGTGGTGAGTATAGGTTCTCTGGCTCTTTGATAACTCTGTTCTTGGACATGTAAGTAGGAGCCGCTTGGTTCTTACGTTCATGGGTCTTCATTATAGAATTTACAGTAGTTGCTATCTCCGTATCAGATAAAGGTGGTTTGTTTGTTCTATTCCATGACTGTAAAAAGAATTGTGCAAAGTCTACATTCAATCCTTTAGCTATTAAATAACCCGCTAATCTTGCAGCCGTATCATTACGACTACCTTCTGCTGCGGCTTCTAGAGATAATGGTGTAGCAATAGGCTTACCATTGATCTTATCTGCACCAGTTACTTTGACCCAATCCTCACGGCTAAAGTCTGGTAAATCTCCTGTGTCATACAATTCCCAACCTGGTATGACCTGTGGTTCATAAATAACGCCAGTAGCATGAATATTATAGGGAGCAATAATCAGGCCACCGACGCCTCTTATATCAATGAGCTTCGCTGGATCGAAATCCGCAGTTCTCCTTGCAACATAAGTCGTAAAATTTTCAGGGTTATTGTAGTAATAGTGCATACCTTTACCAGTAGCTACCTTTAATGGTGTGACTGGTAAATTGTTAGCAGCCCATATAACTGCCTCTGGTGTATCTGCATCTATAACTAAGAACTTTCCAGTTACTAAGGCTACAACTAAATCGCTGCGTCCTTTGAACCATCTTGTTATATCTTCTGTTGTTGGCTGTTCGCTCTTATACTTTTCCCAACTGCCTAGTCCTTTTGGTGGGACCTTATTATGGCGTTGTAACGGAACTACACTAAATCCTGATTCCGCATAAGCAAGCGCTAAGTCCAACGCAGAATCTTCTGCTGTTGCTTTGACGTTGAACACTTCTACTATTCTTCAAATGTAGTTTCGAGTGATCCATAGATAGATTCAAAGTCTAGCTTGCCATCTGCTGCTTTGATTATCTTCTTTGCCTGCTTAATAGATGGCTGTCTTTGGCCATACCTCCAGGACTTTGCTGTTGCTTCAGAGCATTCAAATAATTTTGCTGCTCCAGCGTTACCTATATAGGCAATATAATCTCTTAAAGATATACGATTCACTTCTCTCTCCTTGTAATCTGGCTCTAGTTTGTTAGCATATAAGACGTCTAAATCTTTTTTACATAACTCTTGGACCCTGTATAAATAATTCACTTTCCACTGATTTTTATCTACTTTGCTCATAGTTGCTTTTTGTAATAAATTTATTTTAAACAATGAGTATACAGATAGATTTTTACTCTGTATACTAATATTTTATCTTTTGGAGGATATATATGAGCGATATTATGAGTCGTATTAAAAGCCCTAGTGAGCTAGTCGAATCACAAGGGGCCAAGCTTTTGGTTTACGGAATTTCTGGTGGCGGTAAAACTTCGTTATGTCAGACTGTGCCAGGCAAGACTCTTGTTATAAGTATGGAAGCAGGTCTTCTATCTATTAAGGATGCTAAGAACGTGACTGCTATTGAAGTCAAAGAAGCAGCTGAAATAGAAGAGATAGCCCAGCTACTAGAAAGCGGCAAGTTAGACTACGATACTGTTTGTTTAGACAGCGTGACAGAAATGTCAGAGATTGTGTTAGCGAATGAGTTTAAAAAAAATAAGGACCCAAGAAAAGCTTATGGTGAGGTCATTCAGATAATGACTAAAACCATGCGTAGATTCAGGGACCTACCCATTCATGTAGTATTTATTGCTAAACAGCAAGAAGTACGAGATGAAGCAACTGGTATGTTGCACTATCAACCAATGATGGTTGGAGCAAAACTACCTACTCAAATACCTTACTTCGTTGATGAAGTCTTATGCCTAAGAACAGTTGACGTTGAAGATGACAAGGGTAAGAAAAAAACGGAACGTTGGTTGCAAACAACTCTTGGCTCTAATTATATAGCTAAGGATAGGAGTGGTAAGTTAGAGCCTCTTGAGAAGCCTAACCTGTCACAAATTATTAACAAGTTAGGATTTAAAGGAGAAGCATAATGTCTGACTTTGATGGAATGGATTTCGCTAGTATGGAATCAGAAATGGAGGCTTCGCAGCCTTATATACCGAAAGGTGATTATAATTGTATTGTTTATACATGTGAGAAATACACATCTGCTGCTGGCAATGAAAGCATAAAGCTTGAATGTAAAGTGCATAACGAGCCTAAGTATAATGGTTGGGTCCTTAGAAAGTATTTTTCTTTATGGCATCCTAAAGAGGAAGTTAGAGGCTATGCGCAGTCTGACTTTAAGCGCATGCTTACTGCTCTTGGTATGAATAATGCACCAGATGATGCAACAGACCTACAAGGTAAAACCTTAGTAGTTACTGTTTCAGAGAAAGATAATAGTGATAATCCTAACGAAGATTATCGTGAAACATCTAATGAGATAGTTGCATTTAGAACGCCGAAGGATGATGGTTTTACTCCGCCTACACAGGCTGATATACCACCAAGTATGGCTGCTGCGGAGACAGGCAAACCTTCGATATAAAATAATAGGCTTGCTAGGGGTCTTAAGGGTTCATGTAAACTCCGTATACAATTAATAAACCCACCTAGCATCTACTTATGAAACCACAATCAGCAAAACAAAAAGGTCGTAAACTTCAGCAATGGGTTAGAGATAAACTTATAGAACTCCTGGACATACATCCAGAGAATGTAAGATCAACCTCAATGGGAGCTGGCGGCGAAGATGTTATTATGAGTAAAGAGGCAAGAGATGTATTCCCTTACTCTATAGAATGTAAGTGTCAGGAAGCTTTAAATATATGGAAGGCCTATGACCAAGCATCTGCTAACTGCGGTGAGCATCAACCATTAGTTATTATTAAAAGAAATAGATCTAAAACTTTAGCTGTAGTAGAAGCTGAGTATTTTATTAATCTGCATAAAGACTAAACCCTTTCCCATTCATCATCAGGTGTTGGTGTGTCTTTATCTTCTATCTCAATTAACATATTGAGATACCATTGAGCTTTCTTAAGTCCAATTAGCTTATCCTTCTTTTCATAGCGCCAGATGTATTTAAGGATATTACCTTTACAATAACCAGCAAAAGCTTCAGGTGTCATACTGGCCTCTATTGCATCAATGCACTCTACAGCGCCGTCTTTATAATGATTTGGGTTTACTGGATCATTCATTTCTTTTTCCTTGATAACTTATCTTCATGTCTTTGGAAGGACCATTCTAAGAATCTGTCTATTAATGTGTTTAAATACTTTAGCATTAGTCTTCTAAGTCTAAAGTAACAATGCTATCTGAGTTATAGATACTGGTCTGCCCATCATCTAAATACTTATTATAAGCATCTAAGAATACTTGCATACGATCCCAAGCCTTATCCATCTGCTCATCTGTAATAACAAATATCTTACTGGCATAAGGTGGTAACTTTTCTTGCGCAACAAAGGCAAATTCTTTAACAACATAGCCAGCCTTCTGCATGCCTCGACGATACCAAGCTGCTTGCATGTCATAACCCCAATGCTTTACAGAGTCTGCAAACTCTTTAGGATCACATGACTTACTGGTCTTGTAGTCAACAACATAGATTTCTCCAGGTGTTGATAAACCTTTGAATGGCGGACATATAAGATCTGGTCTGCATTTACATAGGACTTTATCTTCATACCAAAAGAAACTGGCTTCTGGAAGTTTGCCATCTGCTTGCAGATACATGTTAGCTTCATCAATGATATTGGCTTTCATACCTCTGATATGATTGTCTTCTGCATCTTTAATGACGCAATCATAACGCTCTAGCATGTCAACCTTGTTTTCTTTATAGGCTTTGGTATAAGGTGATCCCATTAATACAGCCACCTCATTCATATATACTTCCTCACCTTCTACTAACATATAGTGAGCGGCAGTCCCAAAGTTCATAGCATCTGTAGTCTTTTGCACCTGAGTAACTGCATGAAGTTGCGAATGACCAAACTTACGCAAAGTGCTACTGCTGATACCCACCTCAGAGTGATATATCTCGTTGGGGATATCAGCGTAGACAAGAGCTTCCCCTCTTGTTTCTGATTTGTATTCTTCTAGTTCTGGTATATTCATAGTTGCTCCTTAAAAGGGGATTTCCTCGTCCCATGTGTGTTTAATAGAATCAGGGCCTTCATCTTCATACTTAATTCTTATGTCTTCATATACATACTTATGTGTTAAAGGTATTGGCCAATAGCCAAGATGATCGTGTAGGTCTTGGAGGTTTTCCTGGACTGATTTGTTTTTATTATACATAGGTGTATAGCCGTCTGTACTTTTTTGCATAGTTCTGAGTATTTCATCTTGAAATTGTGGCATCTTTTGTATTGGACCCATCAGATCAAACTTGGTTGCATCATAGGGTAAGAACTTAAGACTGTAGACACCGCCTGGTGTTACAGCCTTAAAAACGTAGAACCTAATATTGTTACTCATTGTCAATTACTGACTCAGATGCAAACTTATAAGCATGCTCAAATAAACTAGGTTGATGCGCATAAACATACTCTATAAAAGCCTGAACTCTTTTCATGGCCAAGAGGTCATCTCTAAAATCTAGCGTGTGCTTTGGCTTCATGTAAGCCTTTGCAAACATTGTATTGTTTTTTATAGTCTTACTTATCATAAGGTCCATTGCGCTATCAACGATAGCTCCTATCTCTGTATTGTTCTTATTTTCCATTTACTTCTCCAAAAGTTAATATTAGATATTACATTATATCGTTTGACATGTAAACATATATCATTATACTAAAGGTATATTTATTTTATGGAGAGAGATATGGATAAGAGTACAGAGAAAAATATAGATCACAACAACAACCTGGCTTTTAGTTTGGCAATAAAAACTTTAGAGGCTTACGCCCAAGACTGCGTTGTTGACAAAGATGCTAAAACAATGGACCCAATGTTGGGTTCTTACCTGTTGGTGAATAACTTAGCTATTAGCCTTTTGTTTAAAGCTGAAGGTTTTGAGCAAGACATTGTGGCTATTTTAAAAGATGCTATAGATGATGCTGAGTATAAGATTAACAAATCAAGGAAGGCATCATAATGAGTAAGCTAAAAGATTTATTAATAGATGCAGATATGGTTGCTGAAGAAGTATTAGATGATGGTTGCGAGGACTTTAAACAGTTCTGCGACAGAATGAAGAAGCTAAGAGAAGTATCAGACAACTGGCTTTTAGATCATGGCCCTCATCTTGAACAGGTATGGCAAGAACATACTGAAACGCAATACTATAAGCATAGAGACTAATCGCGAACAGGCAATCACCTGGCTTGTATAAACAATAAAGGTGCAGTCGTCCTGCTACATACAACAGAAGCAGGTTGGTAAAACCTTGGGGCGTGGTTTACGACACAACGTCCCACTATTTGCTATACTTAGCGTATGACACACTTAAAGGTTATCGACTTTGCATCCAAGCGCCCTGATCCAACTCACCTAGAAGCAAAAGAACGTCTGGATCATTTGTTTGAAGATTTTATAAAAAGAGGGGCCTCACCTAAAGAAACAGCGAGCCTTATCTTTACTTTTGGGGTGTGTGAACTTCTAAGTTATAGCGAAACCCCAGATGATGGTGTTGAGGTTATAGATGAGGTGCTTTATAACTGTTTTGGGATCAAAAAGCAGGGTTTTGTCACAGATGACGATTCCACATGACAAAACTATTGGCTTGAAACACCTACTGGGCCTTGTTTTGGCGTTTTGGCAGTTTTGTCAGGGTTTGTGTCTAAGTGGTAAAAGGTGTGTGAGTGTATGAGTAATACGAAAGGGTAGGTATAAGAATATATGACAAAACTATATATATACTCTTATTTATATATATTATTACCTTGTAGAGCCCTAGAATACAGGCTTCTTACTTTTGTCAAGGTTTTCTGACAAAAGTGTGACAAAACTATGAAAAGACTGACAAAAGACCTAAGAGATAAACTACCAGAATATGTAGTTGATTTGCTTGAAAGCGAAGATGTAGTAAAATTATTAACACAGTTTCCAGGAGCTAGATTATTAGATGCAAAAGAAAAATCACAATATAAGAAAAAGCGTTAAGGTTGAAGCAACACTTGAAGAAGGTGTTGAGGATATGCCGATTGAGTATATGAACCATGATGAAAGGCATTTAACTAAGCGTCAACGATTGCTTGTATGGAATGCAGCCAATGATCCACAACTCACATGGGCAGAAGCAGCCAAAAAGGCAGGGTATAAAAATCCAGTTGTAATCGGTAGATATATGCATGAGGGTAATAAGTATTCGCATGTAAGAGCTGAGTATGAAAGATTGATGTCGGAGGCAAAGAAGAAGTTTGAACTTACCCATGATAAGGCTGTAGAAGATTTATATACTATTCGGGATTTAGCATTAGAGTCGGGATCTTATTCTGCGGCTATCCAGGCCCAAGGGTTACTCTTGAAGGTCGGGGGTTTAATCGTTGATCGTCGGGAGGTCTTGCATGGCAAGATAGACCAGATGAGTCGGGACGAGGTAGAAAGAAGGCTACAAGCATTGCTCGGGACTAAAGCTATTGAGCATAAGTCGGAAGCATTAATAATTAATAAGTCGGAGTCGGGCGTTAAAAGTAAAGATTAGTCGGCCTATTAATCCATATAGCCTTTATAGTATGCCCAAGTAAGACCAATTATAGTTCC